TTTTTTTTTAGCACCTAGAGTAGTCGATTATCCGGATGCCAATCTGGAGGATTCGCTGCTCTTCCTGGTGCAGTCACCGTATGTGCAGGAGTGGAAGAAGATATCCCTTGGCACACTGAAGGCCTGGATCAAGGAGATCTTCACTCCCTATGAGGATCTCCCCCTGAGGCTGGAGATACTGGATAGCGGAGATGGCTTCCTTGCTTGGGGAGAATCCACTCACCTGAGCTGCAGAGTGTGGAAGGGCAATTTCGTGGAAGTGACCAATGAGGTGGATGCCTGGACCATCTCAAGGAATTCGGGTGTGCCGATAGAAGATCAGGCCTGGAGCCTGAAGGAGAAGGTGAGGAATTTCGCTGGGGAGATTGACATCTGCTTCAATTCCACAGAGAATGACCTGGGAGAGAGCAGCATCCAGATGGGGACAGAATTCTTCATCACAGCTGTGATTAATGAACAGACTACACACGCAACAATAGTTATTTGATGATATGGAAATAGCAAGAAATCGAATCCGGAGAGATTATGCACCACTGACCGTCTCGGCCTCGCTGGTGTGTGATTCTGCCTACTCTCCTGTGATGCAGGTGTACAGTGCTGCCCAGAATGAGTATCTCCCTGACAGGAGCCTCTCTCCCACTGTGCTCCGGCCTATAGTGAATGCTGCTGCCTCCGATGGTAGCTGGCCCACTCCTTCGGCCAATGCCCAGCTTGCCAATATGAAGTGGTATGTGAACAATGTGGACATCACCACCATTGCGGAATGGTCAGGCCTCTTCTCCATTGACACTGTAGGCTCCACCAGAGGCTCCATTGCCATCTACAAGAATCTCTCTCCTGGCACCGATGTGACCATGAGATTCGAGGCAGAGCTGGTGGATAACCGTCTCGGTGTCATCATCCCCATCAGGACCGATGAGATCACTCTCTCCACCATAGATGCCTCCAATGATGGCTACAATATGAGTATTGGGGAGGATAAGACTCTCCGGTACAATTCCCTCCTGGATATGCTGCTCCTGTATGACTACAAGGTGGCACATGGCCTCATCAGTGCCAGCTCTGCCGGAGAGGCTGCTGCCAGGGATGGCAATGAGTATGAGAGGACCATCCCCATCGAGGTATTCAAGGGAGAGACCAAGCTCACTTCCGGCTATACAGTGAAGCTCTACAAGGTCAATTCGGCATCCTCCATCACAGAGGTGTCTGCATCCGATTATGAGGTGGTCTCCATCAGCACCACTGCCATTGTGCTTGACCTGAGACTCATCACCAAAGCTGACTACATGGTGAAGGCCTTTTCCGGATCCACCGAGCTGGCCAGGGCCCAATTCTCTGTCAATCGGCTGTGGGCCGATTTCAAGGCTTCCCCCTGCAATGAGACTGCCATCCTGCCGAATCAGACTGCCAGATTCGACCAGGCCCAGGTGGACTCCGAGGGTAAGAAGATTGAGTGTCCTGAGAGTGTCATCAAGATTGTGTGGCACACTGCCACTGCTGCCATCAATGATGTGGAGCACAATGAAGGTGACACCACTGTATTCCAGCTCTCCAAGACCGGTGTGGGGAATAACTATCCCAATGACTGGATTGATGTATTCATCGAGGCCCAGCAGAAGGAAGAGCACAAGGTGGCCACCGATGGCACCGATGTATTCACAGATGAGAATGGTAATATCTTAATTTTCAACTAGCCATGAAATACATCTTTGCATCCAAGGCCAAGTGCCTGGAATATGAGATAGCACTGAGGCACCATGTGGATAAGGGTGCCAATGTGGTGCTGAATGAGAAGGAAGTGGGATGCTGCCCCAGGCTCTTTGCTGCCGAGACTCTTGAGGAGAAGGCTGCTCTCCTGGATGGCACCATCTTCAACTCTGCTGCCGAAATGTTGAATTATATAAACAGCTAGCAATATGAGCAATTATTCTGCACAAGGATCAATCACCATCAAGAGACTCCGGAATGGTGATTCCCTCTTTATGAGCCTTGAGCTCAATGGCAAGCCACTGTACCAGAGCTATGATGACCAGACCGATACGGTGGCTCCTGACTGGACTGTGGCAGCGAATCAGCCTGTCATCACTCCCCATGTCTCCAGCACCAAGAGTGGAGCTGTGACCACTTCCATGCACTCCTGGACCTACAATGGTGTGCAGCTTGTATTCAATGGTGCCACATCCGGAGGCTACACCACCGATTCCACCGGCAAATTCGCAATGAATCCGGTGAATGGTGCACTGAAGATCATTGACAATCTGGCCTCTTCGGTCAATACTGCCAATGACACTCTCCTGTATGCCTGCGTGGCCACTGTGGCCGGAGTGGAATACAATCTCTCCAAGAGCATCGACATCCAGATCCAGAAGGGAGGAGCATCCTCCTACTATGGCTTTGTCAATGCTTCCACACTTCAGCTCGATGAGAGCCATGACTCTTTGAATCTGGCCTCCGAGCTGTGGCTGTCTGCATCCCCTGTGAGCAGCTACTACATCAAGTGGTACAAGGGCAATACCGAGTGGGCAGCAAAGGCCGGTCAAAAGACCATCACTGTGACCAGGGCCGATGTGGATGGCTCCCAGCTCTTCATTGCCGAATTCTACAAGGCCCAGGGAGATACCAATTACATCTGCCGGTATGGCATCTCTGTCATCGACACCTTGGATGAGATCATCCTGGTGCCTTACATCTACTCCTCCAATAAGGAGGTGGACACCAATAATCCGGTGGTAGTGAAGGCCAGGATTGTGAGGGCATCCACCAATGCTGTGCTCACTCCCAGCAATCCCACATGGGCCTTCACCATCATGGATGGGGATACCTGGACTGTGAAGGGCACCAGCAACACCGATTCCATCACAGTGACCACAGCTCACACTGACCAGCAGGATGGCTCCACTCATGATGTGGAAGTGCTGGCAGAGGTCTCCTTCGATTCATTATCATCTTAATCTCATATCATTATGGCACTCAAAAATCTCGCAACTGCTGCACAGGTCCAGAGCATTCTCAAGACCAACAGCATCCTTGTCGAAGTGGGAGGATCCATCCGGAGAATCACTCTTGACAAGCTCATCGAATCCATCAATGCCGGTGAAGAGGAGCTCCTCAGGTCTGTGGCCTGGGGAATCCCCATCAAGCAGTCCACTCAGACTTCTTCTGCCTGGGGCCGAGTGGGTAATCTTGACATGTGGGCACTCTTCAAGAGCCAGTGTGGCCGGTACCTGGTGAAGAATAACGGCCATGCAGCCAAGCTCTCTGTGACCAATTCCGGAGTATATGCCGATGGCACCACTCTGAATGAGAGTCTCGGCCATGTCATGGTCCACTTCCCGAAGCTCTACTACAGGGTGCAGGAAGATGCTGTGACAGGCATTCCTTACCTGTGGATGAGCCTCATCCCCATCGGTGGCCACTTCATCCCTGAGGCCACCATCGGTGCATACAAGGCCTCTATGGCCAGCACTGCTCTGGTCTCCAGAAGCGGTGTGGCTCCTGCCGGAAATAAGACCATCTCTGCCTTCTGGGCAGCAGCACAGGTCAATGGTGCCAAGTGGGGCCTCATCAACTATGATCACAAGAAGCTCATGATGATGCTCCTCATGTCTGAGTATGGCAGTCCCAATGCACAGGAAGTGCTTGGTGCTGGCATCACCGGTGAATCCGGTGGTGACTGGAGTGCTGCATCCTCCATGCTCACAGGTCTCACCAAGAGCCTTGGAGATGCCTTCGGCAAGGTGGATATCACCTATGGAAGCTGCGTGAATCCTTGCAGAGTTTCTGTCATGGGCATCGAGGATCCTTATGGCTGGCAGTGGGAATTCACTCAGGGCATCTTCTGTGGCAATTCCGGCAATACCGGCCAGAATGGCAATGAGGTATTCATCTATGAAGGTAACAGGTTGCCTTCTGCTGCAGAGCTGGCATCCCATCCTGATGGTGACTACCGGCAGCTCACTCGCCTCACTTCTGAGGGTTTCATCAGAGAGGAAACTGTGGGAGAATTCTTCGACCTGGTGCCTAGTGTACATGGTGGTGGTGGCTCTCAGTATTGGGGTGACTATCACTATGCGAATGCTACAGGACAGGTCCTGCTCTGGGGCGGTTCTGCGAATCACGGTGCGTACTGCGGTCTCGCCTCTGCGTACTCGAATCGCGCCTGGTCGCGCTCGAATGCGGATATCGGCTCTCGCCTTGCCTATTATGGCGAATTGACCGTAATGTCCGGAAGAGAGCTGGTAGCTGAAAGCTAGCCAGATCTAGTCAAGCTCTTTGAATCAGTGGAGAATCCACCTATTGTGTAGATAGCTTTGGAAATCCATCCTCCTGCCTCCCTGCTCTTGAGTGGGGAGGCTGAGAGCTGACAAGTGAGGATGGTAGGCAGAAGGGAGTGAGAGCTGAGGTCCTGCTCTGGGGCGGTAATGCGAATAACGGTGCGAACTGCGGTCTCGCCTATGCGAACTCGAATAACGCCTGGTCGAACTCGAATGCGAATATCGGCTCTCGCCATACAATGAGAATAACTACACTCCCTGCGCCTCGACCTTGCATCATAGCAGTGCAATGTAGGTGCCGATATTCGGCATCGATGTCGGAAAATGTCAAGCGGAAAGGCAATGCCGGTAATGGCAAAGCAAGCAGTGCTAGTAGGACTAAACCTATAAGTTTAGTTTCGGAAGCTCTGGGCATCGAGTCATTGCAAGCGGACTCGAATTTAGTGGGCCTGAAATATGGCCAGTATGGTGACCAATCAATCAACTATGCCAAAGCGAATAGGACATATCTATGAGAAGATTGTGGACATGGACAATCTTCGAGCTGCCGATAAGGAAGCTCAGGCAGGGAAGGTGAAGAAGAATCGGTACATCCGGAGGCACAACCTTCGGGCCGAGCAGGATCTGCAGGAAATCCAGCAGATGATGCTCACCTTCTCCTTCCCAGATCCTGGCTATGAAGATATGGAGATACACAATGACTCCGGCAAGGATAGGGTGATATCCAGGCAGAAGTACCATCCCTGGAGAATCATCCACCATGCTATCATGAGGGTGGTAGGGCCTGATATGTACAAAAACCTAATAGCGGATACCTTTGCCTGTGTGCCTGGCAAGGGTATCCACTATGGTGTAAGGAGGCTGAAGATGATGCTCCGGAGATATCCTGAGTATAAATACTTCTGGAAGGCCGATTACAAAAAATACTATCAGAGCATTCCTCATGAGGTGAGCATGGCTGCATTCCGGAGGAAATACAAGGATGAGAGATTCCTCCGGCTCATGGAGCTGGCCATCTTCAACTATGATTCAGGGCAGGTGATACTTGACATGCTGGAGAATGAGCAGGAAAAGAGGAGGAAGAGGGATGCCCATCGGAGGGTATCCGAGCCAGACCATCGGAAACTTCTCGGCCAGCAAGGTGGACCATCACATGAAGGAGAAGGTGCACTGCAAGTGCTATCTCCGGTATTGTGATGACACTATGGGCCTGGCCAGGACCAAGGGAGAGGCCTGGGCAATGCTGAATGAGTATGACCGGATCTCTTCAGAGCTTGGTCTTGTGGTGAAGGCTTCGGCCATTGTGGCACCGATTGCACATAGAGGCTATGGCAAGAAAAAGCGGAAAAGGCAGAGAGGCCGAGGTCATGGTAGGGAGAAGCATTGACTTCCTTGGCTATGTATTCTCTCGGAAGAATGTCCGACTTCGGAAATCTGTGAAGTGTAAATTTGCAAGAAAAGTTAAGACCACAAGGAGTGAGCAGAAGCTCCGGCAGGTAAAGGCCTCCTATTGGGGATGGTGCAAGTGGGGTAACTGCAGGCACTTGTGGAATGTAATAACAGACAACGATATGAGCTTTGCTGACAAAGGCATCAGGGCCAACAAAAAGACCAGAGATGGGAAGAAATACTTCTCTGCCAAGAGTGTGGCCATCACTGATGTGCTGAATGTCCCCATTACGGTGGTGGACTTCGAGGCCGGTATCAAGACTTCCAAGGGAGATGACCGGTATGCTGTGCTCATCATCAAGGATGGTGAGCAGTACAAATTCATGACCAGTGCCTTCGAGATCAAGAATGTGCTGGAGCTGGCCAGGGATGCCGAGAAGGCAGGCCAGAAGATCTTCCCTGTGGAGAATGTCATCATCAGGAAGCGGTCCTTCGGTGATGGCAAATCATCGTATTACTTTGAAGAATAATCGTAAATCTATAGCAAGATGAAAACTTTGATGCACATTGCAGAAATCCCTGAGAGTGGGGTGTATGTAATCCTTGAAGGCCACCTGGTGCGCCTCTTCTTCGACTTCACAGATCCTCTGGTGCCGGAGGGTGAGACCTATCCTCAGGACCTGAAGGCCTGTGAGAGCATCGATGTGGAAGGCAATGCCTATGGTGAGATTGTCTCGGCCATAGTCAATGACCATTATTCTCCGGATGCCTACCAGGCTATCCTGGCCAATTATGAGCTGGCCAAGGACTCGAAATCCGGCATCCCTGCAGCCAAGAAGCAGGAATACCTGGCCGAATACCAGGCCTTCCAGGACTGGAGAAGCCATGCCAAGGAGGTGGCCCACATTGCTGTGGCATTCATCGAGGGATAAGCCATGACCACTGCCAGAGCTCACATAGTAGTCCGAAGGAAGGCAAAGGATGGCAATAATGGTAGAGGTGTCCTCTCGGTCACCGAATACTATGCCAAATCCTCCAGCAACAGTAGTGCCCCATCAAGCTGGAGCACTACTGTGCCTACCGTAGATGCGACATATCCATACCTGTGGAACTATGAGAAGGTAACATACACAGATGGATCCTATGTGAATACCACTCCGGCAGTCATTGGCCACTATGGGAAGGATGGCACCAATGGCTCGAATGGAAGAGGCATCTCCTCTGTGGTGGAGTATTATGCCAAATCCAACAGTGGCACAACTGCACCGGCAAGCTCCAGCTTCAGCACCACTGTCCCCACCATTGATGCTACCAATCCATACCTGTGGAACTATGAGAGGATAAACTACACCGACAACACCTATTCCACCACAACTCCTGTGGTGATTGGCCACTTCGGGAAGGATGGTCAAGATGGCCAGGATGGGAAGGATGCTCCATGCACTGTGTTTCGTGGGACTTATGACAGCAATGCCTACTACTATGGCACATCCCAGAGGTGTGACATAGTGAAGTATAGTGGCAGCTATTATCTCGCCAAACGGAATGCACCTACATCTCCATTCAAGAATATCCTGCCCACAAATACCAATTATTGGGCACCTTTCGGATCCAGCTTTGAGAGTGTGGCCACCGGTCTCCTCTTCTCTGAGGAAGCGGTCATTGAGAATGCTGTCATCCGCAAGCTGAGAACAGCAGAGACCGGCAAGAGGGTGCTGGCCCAGAATAATCAGATCTCGGTCTATGATTCGGGCAATACACAGAGATTGAACATCAGTGGAGAGACCATCGATGTGGGTGCTCCTACTGCAAGCTATCCACTGAATCAGGGAGCCGGTGATGGGGAGTCTCACTATAGATCTCAAGGCACACAAGGACAGTCTCAGATGCAATTTGATATCTGCACCTTCACTGTGCCTTCTGCAAATACTTCGGTAAGAATTCCGGCCATATCGATTGACAGCAGCCTGGAGCAATACTGGTATGGTGGCGGTCTGACCAATATGCTGGGAGAAATAGCCATAGTCCGGTCAAATGGATCTGTAGTACAATATCTGGCTTCTGAATCCTATTCCTCCTATGGTGATATCGACTATGCAGGTGGGACCTTCACTCTTGGATCTGGCACCTACTACATCAGAGTCTATATCGACTTTGAATGGGATGTGGATCCTTCTCCGGAATATGACAGTGGTATCCATATCTCATTTGTCAATGGATCCTCAGGATTCGTGGTGGTATCCAATTCAACAACTCAAGGCATCCAGATTGGTGCCAATGGCATCACCATCAGTCTTGGAGACAGCTTCTCTGCCATATTTGCTCTTGATGGGAATACTCCGACCATGATTCTCCAGGGAATAAATAACTCCAATCAGGCCATAGGCTTGAAGATTACGAAATCTGGAGGAGTGCAGATAAATAGAGGCTCCGGATGGGTGTCTCTGTAGTATATATGTGTAACCTGTAATCCGTATGCGCCATGAAAAAGACATTTGCTTTTTGGGTGTGTCTCCTCACATCGGTAGGTCTTTTCATTGGTGGATTCTTTGTGCCCCCGATGGGTGTCATCGATGGCTCTTTGCTAAAGGCTGTGGGACTTCTCCTCGGCTTTGGCACTTTGGGCCAGGCTCCCACACTACTCGAATCACTGAAAAGTGCGAAATTCACCAAAGGAGACATGACTGTAGAGGTCACCAGAGGAAAGCACCATCATCCACAATTTGAAGAAGAGAATCATGAAGATCCTGATTGATAATGGTCATGGTGCCGAGACTCCTGGGAAGAGGTCTCCGGATGGCACCTTCAGAGAATACCGGTACACCAGGGAGATAGCTGCCACCATCGTGGAAGAGCTCCAGCAGGCCGGTCTTGATGCCGAGAGGATTGTGCCGGAGGATACCGATATCTCCCTCAAGGAGAGATGCCGGAGAGTCAATGAATGGTGCCGGAAACTCGGTGCCCAGAATGTGCTCCTGGTATCCATCCACAACAATGCTGCCGGATCTGATGGCAAGTGGCATGAGGCCAGAGGCTGGAGTGTCCATGTGAGCCTGAATGCCTCTGCCAATAGCAAGGCTCTTGCTCAGAGACTCATCGACTCTGCCACAGCTCATGGCCTCAAGGTGAGGAAGCACAGCCAGCAGGAGCCTTGGTGGCCTCAGAATCTGGCCATGTGCCGAGACACCAAGTGTCCTGCAGTGCTCACCGAGAATCTCTTCCAGGACAATCGGGAGGATGTATCCTTCCTCTTCTCCCAGGAGGGCCGGAATGCCATTGTGCAGACTCATCTGGATGCCATTGTGAAATACATCATGCTCCGATGAGAAGGATCCTCAGCATACTCCTCGCACTCCTCATCCTCCAAGGGTGTGGAGTGTGCCGACACTTCAAGCCAAAGGATGAGGTCAATGTGAGGGATTCCCTGGTGCTGCACATCAAAGACTCTGTGGCCATCCAGTATGTGCCGGTGGAAGTGCCGGTGCCGGTGGAAGTGATGAGAGAGATAGTCCCTGCTCAGGACTCCTCCCACCTGGAGACCAGTGTGGCCGAAAGCACTGCCTACATTGACTCTCTCGGCTTCCTTCACCACAGCTTGGAGAATAAGAAGGGCAGCACTGTCAGCACCACATACTG